CCCCCTCTTTTATTTTTTAGGGGTGGCTCGTCTTCAACTTCAACATTCTGATCAGACCAATCATCTTCAGGTAGGTCTTTATTTTTTTCCCTTAATTCATCAAATATTTTGCTAACTTCGTAGTTGCCATCTCTTCGCATATCGTGGCAGTTTGGACACATAAAAGGCTTTAGACGTTTGTGCATACTCGGTGGCATTTCTTTTCCACACAATTTGCAATAATCAAAGGGATTTGAACTCATCTTCTAGCCTTTGTCGCTCAAACCTAAAATCATCAAAACATTTATGTCCGCAGAATATATTTTTTTTAGCATTGGCTAATCCTGCATATCGCCAATCAAAATCCTTACCGCACTGCTCACATTTATCCATCAGTGGTGTTTGTGATATCGTTGGTCTTGTCGGTTTTTTCCATCGGCTCATTTTCACAAGTTCCTGAACAACAATCTACAGCAATACGAAATTGGCAAACCGCACATTTCTCAACTGACCCCATATTTATAGGTCGCCATGCTGATTTGCACATTGGGCAAACTTCCATCACTCACTCCTTTTGTATCTATAACCATCTCTCGCAGAACCATTTTTATATTGATAATTACTAGTTTTAATCACCTCAGATAGCGGTGATATGCCATAGTTAACAAAGGTAGGGTTGATAGTGACCTTACCCTCTCTATCGCTGTCTCCATTGGGATGATCTTCAAACATCATTTCATCCTCAGCTATGACTGGCTTTTTTCTTTGAAGTTGTTTGCATATAGCTCTAATAGCACTACTGCCACTGGATAATTCATATCGGCACTGACTGCACGTTTTAGGGCTGTCTCGCCTTTGTTTTGATTTTCTCAGGGGCTTACCGCAATGACCGCAGTTAGAAAATTCTGCATTATCTTTTTCTACTTGCTCTTTAGTCCTGCGAAGTGTTGGAAGAGGTTTATTCATCTTCATTTTTCTCCACAGCTAATTCTCCTGCAAGTGCTACATATCCAATGGCATCCACAAAGCTGTCTTTGGCATTTTCGTGGTCAAAAGAAATTCTAGATATTTTTAGTAAAGCCATCATTATGCCTACATCGTGCATTTTGATTTCATGCCCCAAATAGCTACTCCATAAAGTAGCTATCCGAGCAAAGTTATCTGAGGCATCGCCATAATTATCGTGACGATCCCCGTTGATAAGTTCATCAGCTTCCTGAATTAATTGACTTCGATCAGAAAGGAATTTCATCATTTAACTCAGTAGAATTAGCTAAAGTTTGACCGCCTGCACTGACCTTTGTTGGGTCTGCTTTGACTAACTTGCCTGCAATCCAGTTGTCATTTTTCTGATAAACATTGGCATAAAATATTTCGCCATTAATGACTAACTTGCCATTATAGTCTGAGTGCCAATCCTCAGTTTTACGATCATTTTTATTTATGGAAATAGTTAATTCATCTACTCCATATTTTACCATTGGTTTATTATTATCCATTTAGTTCTCCTTTTTTTGTTTTGAATTTTTGAATAATTTTGTCATCTGTAGGCTTATATTTGACATACAACTCAGTCAGATCTTTTTGAGTTTTTGCATTGTCTATAAGTGATATTAGATCTACTTCAGAGGGCTTGGAGGAGAGGTTACCCCCTGAAGCAGAATTACCTGAAGGAACAAAAGTGGGAGCATTGCCTTCAGGTTTTAATGTAGCGACTTCTCCATCATCATCGTCAGAAGGAAGTCCAAATATACTTTGTAAGCCATATCTCTTTGCATAGCTGATAGCCGACCCTTGCTTCTGCGGATCATTAGGATCTTTGGAAACAATCTTAGTTCGGCTAACCCTCATAGCCCCTGAAGAGTGCATCATAACTGTTCGTACAAAAGATATATCCCCTTCAAAATCCATCTCCTGAGTGAACGTCAGACCAAACTGACTAGCGGTTCTGACTGTCTTGATAACACTCTCAAGTGAGGCATATTTGTTTTTAAAATGCGGGTTTCTTTTATCCTCATAGGCATGAGGGTTAGTTTGGTGAAATGCTATGAGTGCCATAGCTATATTATTATCTTGTTTATTAGTAGTCTCAGGGCTTGCCTCAGACTGCGAGTATCGTGGAACTGGCTTAATTGCCTGACCTAACTGTTGCATAGTGTTATCCTCTTACTGTTATTTTTTGCGACTTTGACTTGTATGCCATGACCAAATGCTTCACTCGCATTTTTGGGTACTAGCTTTTTAATTTTGGCTTCTGCATCCTTAAAGATCTCATTAGCCCCTAAGGTCTGAATATATTGCTCTGCAAAAGCCTTCCACTTAGGATCTGCCTGCATATCTACTGGCACTTTATCCTCTAAAGGGATTGGTATTTCTGCGGTAGGTATATCTGTTGGCTCTATGTCCATTTCGATACATCCCATAAACCACTTAGCCACGTTGATTAATTTTTCCTGAAAATCACGATCAATTTTTATTTCATGTAAGGCAGGCTGATCACCGCCTTTAATAAAAGATAGCAAGCCATAAGGACATTTCTTGCCAGTAACTTCTTCGACTAAATAAGCATTCCAGTGGATCTGAGGGCTGTAGTATCTAACTAAGCGAGGGATAACATCTTTATATTCCTCATCTCTTTTAGGTCGCCCCATAGTAAATTTAGCATCAATGACTGCTAATTTATTCTTATAGCCTTTAACAACACCATCAACAGTACACCGCATAAATGGATGTTTCTTTCCATTAAATACTTTTTGGCGGTCAATTATGGGTAGGTCTAAATAATGCTCAGTCCACTCAAGATTAGCCTCTTCAGTGATATGCCCCATAATCACTGCCCAAACCATTGTCAGATCATCGGGTTGTATCTTGCCAGTCTTTTGCTGAAATAATTTTAAAATTCGCTCAGGATCACCTGAAGCTAAGGTGGTTATATCGCTACCACCAATTGTACTTTGTCGCTCAGATAGACTTTTTGTGTCTAATCCAAACTTCTCAAAAAATGGATATGCCATAGGTTATCTCCTCCTAATTCATAGAAGAGATTATACCTTATTGGCATATATTGCAATATATTTTATTCTATATTAGATCTAGATCCGACTATTTTATGGATAGCTATAATATCTGAATTTTTAAAAACTTCAGTATTGTCAGGATTTAGGGTTGACAATCTAAATTGCCTTTCACTGACCTCAGCTACTTTTCTTACAAGACCTATTGTGCGATCTCCCGCCTTTATCTGCACCACAACAAAATCCTTTTCTTTTATCTGCAATGTCGGATCGACAAATAAAATTTCTCCATAAAAATATCTTTGCTCCATATTATTGGATAGCATAAAGCAGGCATAAGCTGTTGAAACACCTATTAAATAGTCAGGTCTTGCACAATGGGTGAACATCTTTTTCTGCACCTGAAAGCCTTCTCCGCCATTAGGTAACGGCAAGCCATACATAGGCAAGTCCTCTAGTGGTAGCATCTTATGCTCTACTGGTTTTTGGTATATTGGTGAAGCATTTGTGAATAATCTATCCTCATCTACACCGAAAAATTGTAATAATTTATCGAGATGGATACCTAATTTTCTATCGCCTCGCTCCATCTTACTATATTCAGATTGACCTACACCTATAGCATCAGACACCTCTTTTTGCTGAAGTCCTTTATTAGACCTTAAAACATAAAGGTTATTTGGAAATTTCATTGTAGTTTATTAGCTCCCGTAACAAAAAAAAATTGATATATGATTTACGTTATTAATACAATTTAATTGTTAGCAGGCGGTGGTATTGAAGGATTATTCCAAACTTTCAGATTAAGCAATCCAAGCATATGTATTTCATTGCGATGAATTAATTTTAAACAACGTGGTATTCTTTTAATTTCTCTCATTGGAAAATGTCCTTTTTTGTTTATTCACGAGGTAACGTATCCATACCCTCGTGGTTTTAGTTAAATAGAATATATTACCATAGGGTAAGAATATATAATTTCAATATTTTTTTTATTAGCTTGTTAAATGTATTGACCTCAACAACTTAATAGTTGTATAAATATACTTATAGTGCAATATTAGTCGACTACAATATAAGGTTAACTGAAGTGAAATTATCACAATATCTTGTTAAAAATGGAATATCTCAAAAAGAGTTATCTGATTTATTAAAAGTTTCGCAACCAACAATTCATAAGTGGCTTTATGGCAAATCTTTGCCCTCAGCTAAGAAAATGTTGGCAATTCACACCTTCACAAAAGGCAAAGTTAATCTTCAGGATTGGAAAATGTAATGGGAAAATTTTCAAGAGATAAAGGCTATCGGGTTGAAAATAATCTTAGGAAGCAGGCTTTGATGCACGATGATATTGAGTGCATAAGAGTTCCTTTAAGCGGTGGCGGAAGCATTAAATCAGACCTCATACTTAATAAAACTGGTGAAGAAAAATGGCATTTGGAAGTCAAGTGCAGGGCAAATGGATTTAAATCAATTTATGATTGGTATGAAGGCAATGAGGGTTTGGTTATCAAAGCCGATAACAAAAAGGCTCTTATAGTTTTAGATTTCGATGATTGGTTGGAGTTAGTGGCTAGACGATGAAGGTTACTCTTTTAGATTATGAAATGGCTCAGGGGGCAAATACTGGTTCTCTTCGGCACATTGGAGCAATCAAAAGAGGTTATAAAAACAAGACCAAATTACAGTCCAGTTGGAACAGTCACATTGAGGGTGCTTGCGGTGAAATAGCTGTGAGTAAGGCTATGGGAAAGTATTGGGGTGGCTCAATAAACACGTTTAAGGAAGGCGGGGATATTGATGGCACTGGTTGGGAAGTAAGGACACGAAGTAAACAAGGTTATGACTTAATTTTGCGGGATGATGACCCTAAAGATAGAATTTATTTCCTCGTAGTGGGTGTGTGTCCAATCTATGAGATTAAGGGTTGGATTAAGGGTGGCGAAGGTATGTTAGATAGGTTCGTCAATGACTATGGAGACTATGGAAAGGCATATTTTGTGCCTGAAAGTTTCCTCAACAAAATAACAGAAATAGAGGGCTATATATGAGTATGAAAGCATTTTCGTGGGCAATGTCTCAGCAAGTGGGAGATCCTACAACTAAGTTGGTGTTGCTTATAATTTGTGATCATTTTAACGATAGTAGAGGCTTTGCCTATCCCTCTCAGGAAAGACTAGCTGTATTTGCAGAGTGTTCTGAAAGGACAGTTAGAAGGCACATAAAAAGTTTATTAGATATGGGATTTATTGAGGTCGTATCTACACCAAATTTGGCAAATAAA